AACCTTTTACGGGTTCTCCTCTTTTTTTTTTTTTTTTTTTTCAGCAATGCGCTCTAGCAGCTCCCAGTCCGCCGGGTCAAGCCCCGCCAGCATCTCCAAAAAGCGCTTTTTGAAAGTGCCGTCATCATCACGGATTACCTCATTGATAAAGTCCTCGATTTTTTCCGACTGGGCATCCTCACCTAGGCGCATCTCACCTTCACCAGTGCGGAGCCATTCTTCGCGGATGCCGAACTTATCGCAGATATCTTTAATAGTGCGGTCACTAGGGTCAACAACGTTTACTTCATAGCTGCCAACCGTATTGCGTTTAAGATTCAACCGGTCAGCAAACTCTTGTTGAGTCAGCTTTTCAGTTTTTCTGACCTCCTTAATTCGTTCGCCTATCGTCATTTTAGTCACCCCCTTTGCCATCATTATAGCAGGTGCACGTTAAAGCGTCAAGGCCTTTTTGTTGGAAAAATCAACAAAACGCCTCTTGACAAATGTTGTTTAATGACTTATACTTGTCATGCAATCAACAAATTGCAACCCAGTCAACACGAAGGGAGGTAAAGAAGATGGATCACTCTCCCCGAACACCGGAAGAACAGGAGCAGCTTGACAAGAAGATGCTGGAGGAAACCAAGCGATACTATGCACGCCTTGACCTGAAATACAGTATTGCTTTCGCTCTGTCCATCATTGCGCTGCTCATCAACGTCATCAACCTTTTAAGGCTGTAGCAATGGCAACAAGCAAACTCAAAACCGACAAACCAAGAGCAATGTTGGCACGCCTTTCAGTCTTTGTGAAATGCTTTTGTTCTTCCAGCGCAACTCGACCACCAGCATTGATTTGATAGGTATACTCTGGATCTTCGTACTCATACCGGAACGCATCCTCATCTTCATAACGAAAAACCATATTTTTGTCCGTCAGCCATTGCATCGTTTCAAAGTTGACGGTCATGCCACGCTTTCCCATCTGATAGATGGAAAAGGCTTCATCAGGATGCTCATTCAGAAACTCCAGAACCTTCAGCGTTTTTACGTCCAGCATTTTTAACACTCCTTTCTGCCCCAGTATACCGCAGAAGGGAGTACCCCACAACCCACCCGATGATGGCCGCATGGCAGCGGCCGAAACCATTCCGGTGACGCCGCCGGGATGGTCGTGGGGAGCCACCCACAGAAAGGAGTGCTTAGTATGGCACGAAAGAGCAATTCCCTGAACCCCGCCATGTACGGCCTGACACAGCAGGACGTGGATCGTGTGATCCGCATCCACACCATGTGCAAGGACATGGACGAGGACGCATTCGAGCAGATGGAGACCGCTGCGGCGTCCATCAATCTGGTGGCCAGCCTGAAGAAGCTGGACAACCGCCCCGTGGCATGAAAGGAGAAACCACATGACAGACATCACCATAATCAACAAGGAGGTGAGCCACATGAATGACAACAAAAAGCCCGGCGAACCGGTGGCATCCAGCCGGGACGTCGCCAAGCGCTTCGGCAAACGCCATGACCACGTCATCCGCGACATCGCGGAAATCGTGAAGAGCTTCCCCAAAAATGGGGACACCCCGCTGTTCTTCAAGACCGAGTACGTCCACCCTCAGAACCACCAGAAGTACCCCATGTACCTGATGAACCGGGACGGCTTTTCGCTGCTGGCGATGGGCTTTACCGGCAAGGAGGCCGCCCAGTGAACGGCCGCAACAAGCGCTGGGCAGAACAGCGCTGGGACAAACGCCAGCCGGAGCGGCTGGCACACATCCGCAAAAAGAAGGAGGACAAAAGCCATGAGAAGGCCAAGAAGCCCTTACCTGAAGCTGGCCCGCCTCATCGAGGACGAAGGGTTTGAGCACCGGGAGTTCGCCAAGCTGGTCGGCATGGGTGAAAGTACCCTGTCCACCCGCCTGAACCCGAAGCCGGAGCAAAAGAACAATGAGTGGCGCCATTACGAGATCACCGCAATCTGCAGGGAGCTTCACATCCCGCAGGAGCAGATCGGAGAGTATTTCTTCCCGAAGGTTGAGAAAGGAGCATGAACATGAAGGCAAAACTTTACATCGACAGTGAGGACTCGACCATCAAGGTCAAAGGTGGTCCCAGCGACGTGCTGCATCTTCTGGTGTGCGCAATCGCCCAGATTCTGAAGAGCTATTTCCCGGACGATTTTGAGCGGCAGATGTGCTGGGCGTCTGGACTGCTCTACAACACGATCCGCGCGCTGAAAGAGGAGGACGACGATGAAGATTAAATCCACCGTCTGGCAGGTGCTGGCCGCCGGGAGTTTCGGCGCGGGCCTGCTGTACGCCCTGGGCATTGAGGGCACCGCGCAGGTGGGCGGTGTGATCTCGGACGGCCAGTTCATCACCGCCATGGTGCTGATCCTGCTGGCGCTTTTCCTGATGCGGCTGGGCTTTGCCGCAGAGACACGGGAACAGGCCGCCCGCCGCAACCGTTACGGCAGGATCGACCGCCGCCACGCCCGCACCGAGGAGCCGGAGTACCGGCAGAACCGGAGGGACGCCTGATGGCCAGCAACAGCAAGACTTACACCCGCATCTGTGTGGACTGCGGCAAGGTGATGCAGCAGGTGTACCAGACAAAGATGCGGTGCCCGGAGTGTGCCGCCCAGCGCAAACGGCTGCTGCACGCCCAGTGGCAGGCTCGGCACAAGGAGGAGATCCGGTCTCTCACGCCCCGGCCTTCCAGTGCTGCCAGCCGTCTGCTCCAGGCCGAGGCCCAGGATATCGCTTTCCGGGCTGACGTCCGGGCCGCCGACGCCGCCGGTCTGAGCTACGGCCAGTACATGGCCCGAAAGGCAAGCAAAAAGCCCGCCGGTGTTGGCGCACCGACGAGCTGCAAGGGATGATGGATTTTCCCAATCACATCTCCCCGATGATATCACAAAATCGGAGGTTTTACAATGAAAGGAATCCTGATCGAGCCGGGCAAAGCCCCGGTCGTCACCACCCTGCCGGACACCCTGCAGGGCATCGAAGCCATGCTGGGCTGCGATTGCACGCAGAAGGTGCTGCCCCGCACCCCGGCGGTGCTGGTGTACGGCCTCCTCGGCAAGGGGCTGAACCGCATCTACCGCGGGCAGAACATCTACGGCACCATCCTGTGCTACGGCTGGAAGAACAACAGCCTCGTGCCCATGAGCAAAGACCTGCAGGCCGAGATGCTCGACCGGCTCAAGGAAACGGAGGTGCGGGTATGATCATCAGCCAGAACAGCAACGATGTTTACTACGCCTATACCCGTGGGCGCTTCTGGCGCTGGGACGGATCCGCACGGGTCTGGAAGGAAAGCCATCTGCTGGCCCAGAAGTTCGACAAGGCCAAGGCAGCTGAAAAGCATCTGACCCCGGAAGCGTTTCTGACCGGCGATGAGTTCATCCCCATGGACGACTACGAGCTTCCGCAGTCGATGCTGACGGCCCTCAGGGATGCCAAGCCCTGCAAAAATGCCCCCATCGACCCAGTGGAAGAGGATTCTTCCTCGGGTGTTCCTGCTCCCTGCATCTGCTCTACCTGCACCTGTGGCGGGTGCAAAGAAGAATGCTTCGGAAACTGCCACAGCTGTGGTCACCCCGTGCAGGAGTGCAACAGCTACCAAACCGAGGGCGAAAAGCATTTAACTCCCGCTCACTCTGCGGATGTTGACAAACCGGAAGTGCCCGGAACCCAGACGACACAGAACAAGCCCCTGACCACGATCCCGGACGAGATCCGCCCGGCGTTCGATTACTCCGGGCTGGACGAACAGACCGTGGATGACCTGCACTTTGCAGAAAAGGAGTACCAGCACGGCAAAAAGCTGGCCGAGCGCGGCCTTGTCCACATGGGTAATGCCATTGCTGCTGCCCATGATGCGCTGTGCGGAGTTGTCCAACAATTGGACAACTCCAAGCACGGCAACCGTGGCGATGATTCTTTCCGGGCATGGTGCTGTTCCATTGGCATCACCAAGTCAACCGCCTACAACCTGCTGCAGGTCTCTGCCCTGATGGACGGCAGCAGCCCCCGCCAGCGGGCCATTCTGGAAGCCCTGCCGCCGACCCTGCTGTATGCCGTGGCAAAGCCCAGCGCTCCGGCAGAGCTGGTGGCACAGGTCAAGAGCGGTGATATCACAACGCACAAGCAGTATCAGGAAGCCCTTGCCCAGATCAAGGCCGAGAAAGAGCGGGCCGATGCTGCCGAGGCTGAGCGGGACAAGCTGCTGGGTGCCCAGAATCGGGCTGCTTGGGCGGAAAGCCACATCCAAAATGTCGAAGCCCAGCGGGATGCCGCCCTTGCGGACGTGCAGGGCCTGACCGAGCAGAACGCCAAGCTCCAGCAGAGCTACCACGATGCAGACGAGAGCCGCATTGCGGCCAACCTCCAGCGCCAGAAAGCCGAAGCTGAGCGCGACAGGGCCGAAGCCCGCGCCAAGGACGCGGAGAACCAGCTGGCAGGCTCCCGGCAGGTGGCCGAGGCCGCCAAGCTCCGGGCCGACAAGCTGCAAGCCGAAAATGATGCACTCAAGAAGCAGCCCATCACTGCGGTGGTGGACAAGGAAGAGGTGGAGCGTCAGGCCAGGGAAATGGCCGCCGAGATGACCGCCGACCTGCGGGCACAGCTGGAACAGACCGCTTCCGGCAGCGAACAGGATGCCCACAGCTCCTATGACAACGTACTTTTGGCCGACCGTTCTTTCCAGAACATCGGCAAAATGGTGATTCCGTCCCTCCGCAAGCTGCCGCAGGAGCAGCGGGAAGCCGTCGCCAATCAGCTCATCCGTACACTGGGACAAATTCAAGGGGAGGTATCACAATGTCTGTAAAGATCACGGCTCTGGAAGCCGAAAACGTCAAGCGCATCAAGGCGGTGGCCTTTGCGCCGTCGCCCACCGGGCTCACCCTCGTAGGCGGCAACAACAATCAGGGCAAGACCAGCGTGCTGGACGCGCTGGCGTGGGCCCTGGGCGGGGAGCGTTTCCGCCCGGATGCAGCACAGCGGGACGGTGCTATCGCTCCTGCTCACCTCAAGGTCACACTGTCCAACGGCGTGGTGGTGGAGCGCAAGGGCAAAAATGCCAGCCTGACCGTCACCGACCCCACGGGCCGCCGCAGCGGCCAGCAGCTGCTCAACGCCTTTGTGGAGCCGCTGGCCCTCGACCTGCCCCGCTTCATGGACGCCAGCGACAAGGAAAAGGCCGACATCCTGCTGCGGATCATCGGCGTGGGGTCGGAGCTGCAGGTCAAAGATCTGGAGATCAAAGGCCTGTACGACAAGCGCACCTTCACCGGCCAGCTGGCTGCCCAGAAAAAGCACTTTGCCGAGGAACTGGTCTCCTACCCGGAAGCCCCGGACGAGCCGGTCAGCGCTTCCGACCTCATCCGCCAGCAACAGGACATCCTTGCCCGCAACGGCGAGAACCAGCGCAAGCGGACGCAGCTGGCCCAGCTCTCGGATTTGCTTGAACGGCAGAAAAAGGTCGTTGCAGACCTTGAGTTTCAGCTGACTGGCGAAAAGCAGCGGCTGGTGACCATGCAGGCCGATGTAAAAATCGCCCAGACTGCTGCTGAAGATCTTCAGGACGAATCCACCGCCGAACTGGAAGCCTCCATCCGGAGCATCGAGGAGACCAACCGCAAGGTGCGTGCCAACCTCGAAAAAGCCCGCGCCGAGGACGAGGCTGCCCAGTACGCCAGCGACTACGACAAGCTGACCGGCCAGATCGAGGACAAGCGTGCCGAGCGCATGGCCCTGCTGAACGGTGCCGACCTGCCCCTGCCGGAGCTGAGCGTGGAAGACGGTGCTCTTACTTATAAAGGAAAGCACTGGCGGGACATGTCCGGCAGCGACCAGCTGCGGGTGGCCACGGCCATCGTGCGGCGGCTGAACCCGGACTGCGGTTTCGTGCTGCTGGACAAGCTGGAGCAGATGGACCTGACCACCCTGACCGAGTTTGGCCGCTGGCTGGAAGCAGAGCACCTGCAGGCCATCGCCACCCGGGTTTCCACCGGCAGCGAGTGCCAGATCATCATTGAGGACGGCATGGTAAAGGATGCCGAGCCGCCTGTCACCGAAAAGCCCCAGCCCAGGAGCTGGACGAAAGGAGCGTTTTAAATGAGCAAGTATTCCGTGACCACCGGCGTGCAGACCGCGCCGGTCAAAACCGTGCTGTACGGCCCGGAGGGTATTGGCAAATCCACCTTTGCCTCCCATTTTCCGGATCCGGTGTTCATCGACACCGAGGGCGGCACAAAGCGGCTGAATGTGGCCCGCCTGCCCCAGCCCACCAGCTGGGCGATGCTGCTGGACGAGGTGGCCGAGGTGCGCAAGGGCAGTGTACCCTGCGGCACGCTGGTCCTCGACACCGCCGACTGGGCCGAGCGCCTGTGCATCCAGGCGGTGTGCGCCCGTGCCAAGGTCAACGGCATCGAGGATTTTGGCTACGGCAAGGGCTACACCTACGTCAAGGAGGAGTTCAGCAAGCTGCTGGATGCCCTGGAAGAGGTGCTGAACGCCGGCCACAATGTGGTGGTGCTGGCCCATGCCGCCATCACCAAGTTTGAGCAGCCGGACGCCGTGGGCAACTACGACCGCTGGGGCATGAAAACCAGCAAGCAGGTGGCCCCGCTGCTGCGGGAGTGGTGCGACATGCTGTTGTTCGCCAACTACAAGACCGTGGTGGAAAAGGCCGGCAGCGGCCCAAACGCCAAGAACAAGGCCAGCGGCGGCAAGCGGGTGCTGTACACCACCCACCACGCCTGCTGGGACGCCAAGAACCGCTTTGACCTGCCGGAGGAGGTGCCCTTTGATTACGCCAGCATTGCCCACTGCCTGCCCGGCGGCAGCGCACCGGCAGCTACCCAGACGCCGGTGCAGCACGCCCCGGCTCCTGCCCCGCAGCCCAAACATCAGCCGGATGCCGACATCCTGCCCAGCCCCGCACCGCAGCCGGAACCGCCCCGCGAGGAAGTGCCCCGCGCTCTGCTCACGCCGGATCTGATCGCGTTGGGTGTGCCGGAAAAGCTGGCTTCCCTGATGAGTGCCAACAACGTCACCCCGGAGGAGCTGCAGGCTGTGGTGGGCAAACGGGGCTACTTCCCGGAGGATATGCCCATCAAGGACTACCCCATGGATTTTGTGGAGGGCTGCCTGATCGCCGCATGGCCGCAGGTGCTGCAGATGGTTCTGGACAGCCGTGACCTGCCGTTTTAACGTACATTAAATAAAGGAGAAGCATTATGAACGAGATGAACAACGAAGGTTTCGCTTTGGGTTGGGATGACGAGTTTACCAACGAGCAGCAGGAATTCGTGCTGCTGCCGGAGGGCGAGTACCCCTTTGAGGTCACCGGCATGGAGCGTGCCCGCTATGAGGGCGGGGCCAAGCTGCCGCCCTGCTCCATGGCAAAACTGACCCTGCGCATTTATGGCGGGGCCAAGGGCGACACCACCGTGACCCACCGCCTGTACCTGCATACCAAGACCCAGGGTCTGCTGGGCGCGTTCTTTGAGAGCATCGGCCAGTGCAAGCGGGGCGAAACCTTCCGCCCCCGCTGGAACGAGGTGGTAGGTGCCAAGGGCATCTGCAAGCTGGGCGTCCGGGAGTACACCAAACAGAGCGGCCCTCACGCCGGTGAGACCGGCCAGAGCAACGAGGTGCAGCGCTTCCTGCCGCCCCCGGCACCCAAGGCGGCACCCTCGCAGGGCTGGACGCAGGGGGCATTCTGATGGGGCAGGAACTGAGACCCTACCAGCAGCAGGCCCGTGACCGCATCCACGCCGAGTGGGACGCCGGCCACACCCGCACCCTGCTGGTGCTGCCCACCGGCACCGGCAAAACCATTGTGTTTGCGTCGGTGGCTGCCGATCAGGTGCGTGCCGGCGACCGGGTGCTCATTCTGGCGCACCGGGGCGAGCTGCTGGAACAGGCTGCCGACAAGCTGCAGCGTTCCACCGGCCTTGTCAGCGCCGTGGAAAAGGCCGAATCCACCTGCCTGGACAGCTGGTTCCGGGTGGTGGTGGGCAGCGTGCAGACCCTGCAGCGCACCGCCCGGCTGGAACGCTTCCCGCAGGATTATTTCGGCACCATCATCATCGACGAGGCCCACCACGCCATCACCGACGGTTACCGCCGCATCCTGGACTACTTCAGCGGGGCCAAGGTGCTTGGCGTCACCGCCACGCCGGACCGCGGCGACATGCGCAATCTGGGCGAGGTGTTCGACAGCCTGGCCTTTGAGTACAAGCTGACCGACGCCATCAAGGAGGGCTATCTGTGCAAGATCATGGCCCAGACCATCCCGCTGCAGCTGGATATTACATCCGTGACCATGAGCGGCGGCGACTACGCCGTGGGCGACCTGGGCACAGCCCTTGATCCGTATTTGGAGCAGATCGCCGCCGAAATGGCTCGGCGCTGCAAGAGCCGCAAAACGGTGGTGTTCCTGCCGCTGATCAAGACCAGCCAGAAGTTCCGGGACCTGCTGAACACCTACGGCTTCCGGGCTGCCGAGGTCAACGGCCAGAGCGACGACCGCAGGCAGGTGCTGGCCGACTTCGACGCCGGCAAATACAATGTGCTGTGCAACTCCATGCTGCTCACCGAGGGCTGGGACTGCCCCTCCGTGGACTGCGTGGTGGTGCTGCGGCCCACCAAGGTGCGCAGCCTGTACAGCCAGATGGTGGGGCGCGGCACCCGCCTTTCCCCGGGCAAGACCGACCTGCTGTTGCTGGATTTCCTGTGGATGACCGACAAGCACGAGCTGTGCCGCCCGGCAGACCTGGTCTGTGAGGACCGCACTGTGGCCCGCCAGATGACCGAGCATCTGGCCGAGACCGGCTGCCCGGAGGACATCGAGGAGGCCGCCGCCCAGGCCAGCGAGGACGTGGTGGCCCAGCGGGAAGAAGCCCTTGCCAAGCAGCTGGAAGAGCAGCGCCGTAAAAAGGCAAAACTGGTGGACCCGCTGCAGTACGAAATGAGCATTCAGGCCGAAGATCTGGCCGGGTATGTGCCCGCCTTTGGCTGGGAGGCCGGTCCGCCCAGCGAGCAACAGACCGCCGCGCTGGAAAAGCTGGGCATCCTGCCGGACGCAGTGGAATCCGCCGGCAAGGCCGCCCTGCTGCTGGACCGCCTGAACAAGCGCCGGGACGAGGGCCTGACCACGCCCAAACAGATCCGCTGTCTGGAAAAGTACGGGTTCCAGCATGTGGGCACCTGGAGCTTTGAGGCCGCCCGCCACATGATCGATCGCATAGCGGCTCAGGGCTGGCGCGGCGTGCCCAAGGGCGTGAACCCCCGCACCTATACCCCCGTTGCGGAGCCGCCTGCTGCAGACAGTCCTTTTGATTTTGGATGGTAACGTGAATGGACAATGCGAATGAACTCAAAGAAGCGCTGGATTTTCTCAGCCCGTCCGCCCTGACCTACGACGAATGGATCCTGGTGGGCATGGGCCTGAAGGAAGCCGGCCTGCCCGTGGAAGCATGGGAACAGTGGAGCGCCCGGGACGGGGGCCGCTACCACAAAGGCGAGTGCGCCAAGAAGTGGGCCAGTTTCCACGGCGGCGGGGGCAGCCCCGTCACGGCCAGCAGTATCTTTCAGCTGGCCTATTCCAGCGGATGGAGAGGCCCTGCCGGCCATGCACTGGACTGGAACGACGACATCTCCGCCGGGACGAACCACACAGACGGCCAGCTGGTAGACCCCCGTTGGGTGGAAGCCCACGATCTCGCCCTGCCGGAACAGTGGGACCCTGTGGACCAGCTCAGGCGCTACCTGCAGGCCCTGTTTGAAGAGGACGAGTATGTGGCCTATGTCACCGAGAGTTTCATGGCCGACGACAAACGCCGCCCGGCCAAGGGCAGCTGGACCCGCACCGCCGGGCAGCTCCTTGCCGAACTGGGCACCTGCGGCGGGGATCTCGGCAAGGTGCTGGGCGACTGGGACCCGGAGGTGGGTGCCTGGATCTGCTTCAACCCCGTGGACGGCACAGGCCGCAAGGACGCCAACGTCACCGCCTACCGCTACGCCCTTGTGGAGTGCGATAACATGGAGCTGGGCAAGCAGCAGGCCATCATCAAGCAGCTGGAGCTGCCCTGCGCCGCGCTGGTGTACTCCGGCGGCAAGAGCGTCCACGCCATCGTCAAGGTGGACGCCCCGGACTATGCCGAGTACCGCAAGCGGGTGGATTACCTCTACGCTGCCTGCCAGAAAAACGGCCTGACCCTCGACCAGCAGAACCGCAACCCCAGCCGCCTGAGCCGGATGCCCGGCATCCTGCGCGGCGACAAGCGGCAGGTGCTTCTGGAGACCAATTTCGGCAAGAGCTGCTGGGACGAGTGGGTGGACTGGCTGGAAGCCGAGACCGACGACCTACCGGACACCGAGAACCTCGCCGCCGACTGGGAGCACCTGCCCCCGCTGGCAGACCCGCTCATCTTCGGGGTGCTGCGCAAAGGGCACAAGATGCTTCTGGCGGGCCCCAGCAAGGCCGGCAAGAGCTTTGCCCTCATCGAGCTGTGCATCGCCATTGCCGAGGGCAAGCCGTGGCTGGGCCAGTTCTCCTGCGCCCAGGGCAAGGTGCTGTACATCAATCTGGAGCTGGATCGGGCCTCCTGCCTGCACCGCTTCAAGGATGTGTACACCGCCATGGACCTGCCGCCGGAGCACCTGAAAAACATTGACATCTGGAACCTGCGCGGTGCGTCCGTGCCCATGGACAAGCTGGCCCCCAAGCTCATCCGCCGGGCCCAGAAAAAGGGCTACATGGCCGTGGTGCTGGACCCCATTTATAAGGTAATCACCGGCGACGAGAACAGCGCCGACCAGATGGCCAAGTTCTGCAACCAGTTTGACCTTGTGTGCCGCGCACTGGACTGCGCCGTGATCTACTGCCATCACCACAGCAAAGGTGCCCAGGGCGGCAAGCGCAGCATGGACCGTGCGTCCGGTTCCGGCGTGTTCGCCCGTGACCCGGACGCCATGCTGGACATGACCGAGCTGGTGCCAACCGATGCTATCCGCCAGCAGCTGCACAACAAGGCCGCCTGCCGGGTCATCAAGGCCATGCTGGATAAGCGCGGCCATGCCGATGCCTACGGCCCGGACGATGCCCTCAGCCGCACCCGGATGCTGGCCATTGCTAAGGAAAAACTCGGCCTTGCCGACCTGCGCGCCATCGACGCAGAGGTGGCCGCCGCTGAGAAAAAGGCCGACGGCATGACCGCCTGGCGCATCGAGGGCACCCTGCGCGAGTTTGCCCGGTTCGACCCGGTCAACCTCTGGTTCGACTACCCCGTGCACAAGCTGGACACCGGCCTGCTGGAGGACCTGCAGCCGGACGGCGACGTTAAAGGCTTTGCGGCACGCGGCGCGGAAAAACGCTGGGGCAGCCGGGAGAAGCTGGCCAAGAACAAATCCGTGGAGCTGTCCACCGCCTACGAATCCTGCACGATGGACGGCAAGGTCACTGTCTACGCCATGGCCGAGTATATGGGCCTGAAGCCGGACACCGTGCGCCGCCGCCTGAAAGCGGACGGCGGTTACTGGGTAGATGGCGCGGACGTGGGACGCAAAGAACCCGGTTCCAACGGATGATTACAAATTGCAATATTTTGTTTTACGCAACGTACAAAAACAGTAAAATGCCCGCATAATCCGTCCGCGTCCGGCTTCCGGATTTCGGAAAATGCCGCATTTTCCTACGGATCCGGGACGGAAAATGCCTATATATAATAGCATAATCCGTCCGTGTGTGATGGGGATCCCGGAGGATGGGCGTACACAGCCCCATCCATCCGGGGAACCCTCCCCATCACGTTGGCCTGAACTGAAAAAAAGAAAAACGAGGTGAACCCCATGTACATGCAATTCTTCGTCCCCATGCAGCCGCCCACCACCACCCACAACGCAAAGCAGCTGCACGCTTACATGAAGGGCGGGCAGCCCCACGCGGTGCTCCACGACAGCCCGGAGCTGAAAGCCGCCCGCGCCAAGCTCCATGCGTATCTCGCACCCCATGCGCCCAAAGCGCCCATCCCAGCAGGCCAGCCGGTACGGCTGCTGGTCAAGTGGTGCTTTCCCACCGAGGGCAAGCGCCGCAGCGGCGAGTGGCGCACCAGCAAACCCGACACCGACAACCTGGAAAAGGCTCTCAAGGACGAGATGACCCGCCTGCACTTCTGGGCGGATGACGCGCAGGTGTGCAGCGAGATCGTGGAGAAGTTCTGGTCGGACCCCTGCGGGGTGTTCGTCCGGGTGGAGGAGCTGGCATGACCTACGAAGAGAAAAGACGCTGGCTCAGTCGGTACGGGGACGCTATGGTAAAGGCCAAGCACCTGCGAGATGATTTAGATGAAGCAGAACGTGACACCGGTTGTACCACGCAGCAACTGACCGGAATGCCGGGCGGCAGCGGTGATGGGCAGAGTCTGGCACGAACTGTAGAACGTATTGAACGAGCCGAGAAAGCCTTGAATGCACAGATCATGCTGTGTGATGATCTCCACGCCGAACTTATGGCCCGACTGGAGGATGTGGACGACCCGAAGGACTACGAGGTCCTGCGGCTGAAGTATCTTCGCTTTCAGGACTGGGAGCAGATTGCACAGAAGATGAGCATCTGTGTACGGCAGGTTTACCGTCATCACCGTAAAGGTGTGGATGCTTTGGAACTGTGACAGATGTCAGTAAAACGTCAGTACGACGTCAGTGACATGTCTTTGATTTCATGATAAAATAGTATCATCGCAAGAGCCCGCAGGAAAGGTTTACTCCCTTCAATCCTGCGGGCTTTGTGCTGCCCGGCTGCGACAGGGGAACACACATTTACCGACCAACAGCCTGAATGTACCAGCCGGGCCTTTTTTGATATTCCCGCCGTCCGCAGGGGCGGCTTTTTCTATGATTCTGACAAGAGAGGTGGTGACGTGCCGCGTGAAGATGGGTACAAAAATCTTGTGCCAAACGAAGAACGAACTCCGGATGAACTCCGGTCAATTACCCAAAAGGGCGGCATCGCTTCCGGAGTGGCACGCCGCCGCAAGCGCTCCATGCGGGAAGCGGCGGACTACTATCTGGCACTGCCGGAGACCGACCGCCGCAGCGTGAACGCCCTGCTGCGGGATGCTGTGGATCCGGAGGACATCGACAACCAGATGGCCGTGATCAAGGGCATCACCGCCCGTGCCAAGAAGGGCGACCCGCAGGCCGCCAACGTGCTGCTGAAGATGCTGGGCGAGGACAACCCGCCCGATGATACCGCCACCGACACGCTGGAACGTGCCCGGGAGCTGCTGGGAGGTGTGGACAGTGCCATTGACTGAGTTCCAGCAGGAGTTCCTGCGCAACTGCAGCCACCGCTGGAACATCAAGACCGGGGCCACCCGCTCCGGCAAGACCTACCTGGACTGCGCCGTCACCATCCCGAAGCGCATCTGCGCGGCCCGGGACGAGGGCCTGCTGGTCATGCTGGGCAACACCCTGGGCACGCTGGAACGCAACGTGCTGGAGCCCATGCGGGCCCTCTGGGGGCCGGATCTGGTGGGCGTCGTGCGCACCTCGGCGTCCGGCAACATCGTGCAGCTGTTTGGCCGCAAGGTGTATGTGCTGGGCGCTGACAACAAAAAGCATATTGCCCGCATTCAGGGCGCTGCCTTCGAGTATGCCTACGGTGACGAGATCACCACCTGGGACGAGGGCGTCTTTCAGATGCTCAAGAGCCGCCTTTCCTGCCCGCACAGCCATTTTGACGGCACCTGCAACCCGGATAACCCCCAGCACTGGTTCAAGCGGTTCCTCGACAGTGATGCTGACATTTACTGTCAGGCCTACACCATCGACGACAACCCCACCCTGCCGCCGGAGTTCGTGGCGCAGCTGAAAAAGGAGTACACCGGCACGGTGTACTACAACCGGTTCATTCTGGGACAGTGGGCGGCGGCAGGCGGCATCATCTACCGCCCGTTTGCGGACAGCATCGCCGCCGACGACAAGCGCTTCCTCTGGCCCGCAGACAAGCCCTGCAAGCCGTGGCGGGTGCACATCGGGGTGGACTTCGGCGGCAACGGCTCCTGGCATGCCTTTGTGGCTACCGGCATCCTGCCGTACTATGCGGGTGTCGTGGGGCTGGCTTCCGCCCGCATCGACCCGAAAAATCAGGATGCCGACTACCTCGCCGCGCAGCTCATCACCTTCTGCACGGCGGTGTTTGCAAAGTATGGCGAGATCCACTACCTGTTCTGCGACAGCGCCGAACAGACGCTGATCAACCACATCCGCACCCGGCTGCGGGCCTCTAAACTGTACTGGCTGGCCGACCGGGTGAATAACTCCGCAAAAATTCAGATTATCGACCGCATCCGCCTGACGTCCATTCTCATGGGCGGCGGGCGCTTTTGGTATATGCCGGAGGCCGCCACCCTGCGGGACGCCCTTGCAAGCGCCCTGTGGAGCCAGAAGCGCCCCGGCGTGGACGAGCGTCTGGACGACGGCACCACCGACATTGACACCCTCGACGCCTTTGAGTACACCATTGAGCGTGATTACAGGAGATTGACTGCAAGATGAACGTTTCGGCCTTTATCGAATATCTGAACAAAACCAAACATCTGCAGTTGGATGCGGATTATTACGGCAACATTGAAGTCTGGCGGCAATGGTGGAAGGGCGATGTTCCCGACATCCACGACCAGAGGGAGGACGCCCCGGACGGCAGCGTCATTTCCCGGCGTCTGGCTTCCCTGCGGATGCCGAAACATGTCTGCGAGGACTGGGCAAACCTGCTGCTCAACGACAAGACCACCTTCCAGATCGGCGACGCAAAGAGTGCCGCCTACCTGCTGGGCAGTGATGAGCAGCAGACCGGCGGCCTTTTGCGGCAGCTGCATTTCTGGGAGAATGCCAACAAGCTGGTGGAGCAGGCCTACTGGTCCGGCACCGGTGCTTTTGTGCTGAGTGTGGAAGGCCTGACGGTGGATGCCGCCGGGAACGCCCTGCCCTCGCCGCAGGGGCGCATTCAGCTGGACTATGACCCCGCCTGCTGCATCCTGCCCATCAGCGTGGAGCGGGGCGTGGTGACCGAGGCCGCCTTTGTGTCCGAGTGCGTGATGGGCGGTAAGCCCGCCGTCTATCTGCAGACCCACACCTGCAAGGGCGGCGAACGGACCATCACGAATGAATGGTTCGAGGTGATGGACGATGTTTCCGGCACGCCGAAATTTGCCAAGGCCAAGACCCCGCCGGGCATGGTGGAGCACATCACGGTCACCGGCGCGCCGGCATGGTTCAGCCTGTTCAGCCCGGCTGTCGCCAAAAACATCGACGGCGGCATGGGGCTGGGTATGAGCGTCTTTTCCGAGGCGCTGGACGCAGCCCAGATGGCGGATTACGCCTTTGACAACTACCGGCAGGACATCCGCCTGGGCGGCAAGAAAATTTTCTATGACCGCTCCATGTGCAAAAAGTGGGTGGACAAGGACGGTGTGGAGCACGCTGTGCCGCCGGATGCCGTTCACCGCCAGATCTTCTACGAGCTGCCCGCACCGGAAGGCAGCATCGACCAGCCGGCCGCATGGCGGGAGTACAACCCCGACCTGCGCACCGAGGACAACCACCGGGCCGTGCAGGACGCTCTGGACATGATGAGCTTCAAGTGCGGGCTTGGCTGCCACCGCTACAGTTTTGAGCTGGGCAAGGTGGCCACCGCCACCGAGTACACCGGCAGCCGACAGGACCTTGTGCAGAACGCCAACAAAAACCAGATCCCCATTGAGACGGCACTGATCGGCATTCTGCGGGCCATCCTGTGGGCGGCAAAGAACCTGCTGGGTGCAGATGTGGACCCGGACACCAGCATCTCGGTCAACTGGGACGACAGCTACATTGTCAGCGAGCAGGAGCGCACCGCACAGCTGCGGGAGGACGCTCTGGCAGGGCTTGTGCCCCGCTGCCGGTATCTGTCCGCCCGGTATGGTCTGAGCGAGGACGAGGCCCACCAGTGGGCGGCAGAGGCCAAGGCTGACAGCCAGACCGATGAGCAGCTCACCTTCGGAGGTGCCTGATGCTGCCGCCGAGCTACCTCGATGCCATGCCGGATGCCTTTGTGCAGCTGGCGCAGCAGGTCGAGGATGAGATCTTACAGGATGTCGCCCGGCGCATCGGCAAAATGGGTACCCTCACCGAAACGGCCGACTGGCAGTTGTGGCGCTACCAGCAGACCGAGGCGGTGCGGGAGAACGTGGTCAAGCTGCTGGCAAAGTACAGCGGCAAGAGCGAAGCCACCATCCGCAGGCTGCTCAAAGAGGCTGCCACCGAAGCCATGGAGCGGGAAGATGCCATCTATTACCACTACAACCTCGAGCCCACACCCTTTGAAGAGAGCGCGGCCCTGAACAACCTGCTCAACGCCGGTGCCCGGCAGACCTGCGGCACATGGCGGAACCTCACGGCCACAACGGCCAACACCGTCTCCGGGGCCTTTGAGCGCACGCTGGATGTCGCCTGGGGCAAGGTGGCCACAGGTGCCTTTGACTACAAAACCGCCGTCAAGCAGGCTGTGGACAGCCTTGCAGACGAGATGCCGGAGATCACTTACCCCAGCGGCCACACAGATTCGCTGGAAGTTGCGGCCCGCCGGGCGGTGCTGACCGGTGTCAACCAGACCGCAGGCAAGCTGCAGGAAGCCCGCATGGACGAAATGAACGTGGAGTTCGTTGAGACCAGCGCCCACGGTGGTGCCCGCCCCAGTCACGCCGAGTGGCAGGGTCGGCGCTTCCATCGGGGCGGGGCTGTGGACTACCTGGGCAAGCATTACCCGGACTTTGAGCAGGCCACCGGCTACGGAACCGGCGCTGGGCTTTGCGGCTGGAACTGCCGCCACACCTTTTTTGCCGTATTCCCTGAGCTGGGCGACCCGCCCACCTGGACGGAGGAGAGCCTGCAGGAGCTGAACGCCCGGAACATCGAGTACAACGGCAAACTGTACACCCAGTACGAGGTCAACCAGATGCAGCGTGCCCGGGAGCGGAACGTGCGCAAATGGAAAAAGCGGTATCTGGCCGAGAGCGCCGCCGGGTCTGACACCACCGACAGTGCCGTGCGTCTGAAAGCGGCCCGCCAGAGCCTGAGCGAGTTTGCAAAGGCCACCGGCGGGCGGGTAGACAATGCCCGCACCAGCGTGCCGAAGTTCGGCAGGAGTGAGGCCAGCAAGGCTGGATGGGCGGCAAAGAATTCTGCACAGTCAAAGCCGTTGCTGGGGTCTGAAAAGATTGAATCCTCCGAGAATTTCATGTATACTGACATTAAAACGGTTTCTGAAAAACCATGGCTCAGTTGGGAAAAAATCGAAGGAGGCCATTCGTCAGCATCAGACACGATAGCGTCCAACCCGAAATTTAATGAAGCTATTGAGTATCGCAGAAACTGCCAGAAATGCGTCCCGACCTACGAAATGCGGCGGCGTGGTTATGACGTTGCCGCAAAGCCTACATTTGCCGGGGATGAACTCGCTCAGGTGAAAAACATGGGTGCCATGTTCAACGGTGCCAAGATTGAGAACTTTCCACAAGGCAATGGCTTTGAGGAAATTCAACAACGCATGGCAGAGTGGGGCGATGGAGCCCGGGCAGAGGTTGTTGTGGGATTCAAAAATTCCGCCCATGCATTCGTTGCAGAGCAGAAAAATGGAAGAACATTTTTCCGTGACCCGCAAAACGGGTTCATCAATTGCCGGGACTACTTTTCAAAAGCTATGGATGGTGAAACGCTTCTGATGCGAATTGATAATGCAGAGTTGAATGACACCATCGGTATGTGCTGCGAGGGGGTTCATCATGACACTGAGTGAAGCCTGCAAAATGGCAAATGAGGAGCTGGCAAAGTTCGGCCGAGGCGGCTTGACAGAAATTCGTGATCTTGGCGATTGCTGGTTTTTCTGGGGAGGCGACCCAAACGTCAAGCCGCTGGGTATTACTCCTGTTATCATTTTCAAGGAATCTGGCCGTATGACGGATTGGATGGATCTGGTGTTCATCATGAAGCGTGATGACGCTGGCCCGTCACTTCCGATTCCGCCCAGCATGGCCTACCAAAAATAAGATTAAACCACCATCCACCCGGACGGTGGTTTTCTTTTGCCCATTTTTACAGAAAGGAACGAACCATGAAAAAGATTCTTCTTGCCCTTGCGCTGGTTGCATCCATTCTGCTGTGTGGCTGTACCAGTGAGGCCGACAAGGCCAACTACAACATCTCCAAGCAGGCCGATTACTTTGAGAGTGAGCGCAAGATCACCGTTTACAACGCCCGCACCGATAAGGTCATCATTGAGGCCGAGGGCTACATGTCCATCTCCAACAACTCGAACAACGAGCTGGTCTGCACGGTGAAGGTCGGCCCGGATACCTACCGCAAGAATTATATCTATCTGAACGACTACACCATGTATGTGGTCGAGGACATTACCGGCACCCATACCGACCCCTACCACTACAAGCTGTACTTCCACACGGACATCCTGCCCAGCGTTGAGGTCAAGCCGTAAAGAACATTCACTAAAATCCCCCATTTTAACCACTGTATGCCCTCTAAAGGCACAACAGTGGTTTTTTCATGCCGTTTTAGCTCATGTTGGAAGAGCGCCGGTCTCCAAAACCGGAAGCGGCAGGTTCGATCCCTGCAAACGGTGCCATGTCCCCGACATTTGTGTCGGGAGCAGCCATAGCGGCGGGCGGCGCGTACCCCGCCCAAGACCGAATACTGACAGAGAACAGTGTAAAAAACTGAGGTCTCACACATGAAAGGAGTTTCCACCCATGAAACGTGAAGACGTGAAGAACAAGATCCCCGGCATTACCGAGGAACAGCTGAACTGGATCATGCAGGAGAACGGCAACGACGTCAACCGCGAAAAGGCCGCCGCCACTGCCCTGCAGGCCCAGCTGGACAACGCAAACGCCCAGCTCAAGACCGCCCAGGACGGCCTGAAAGCCTTTGAAGGCAAGAAGAAGCCCGAGGAGTACGAGGCCGAGCTGACCAAGCTGCAGGCGGACATGAAGGCCCAGGCGGACGGCTTTGCCTTTGACAGCGCCCTGAACACTGCCATCCTGGGCAAGAAGGGCCGCAGCGTCAAGGCGGTGCGTGCCCTGCTGGATCTGGACGCTCTGAAGGGCTCCAAGGACCGCAGCGCCGACATTGACAAGGCTCTGGACGACGCTGCCAAGGCCAACCCCTGGGCCTTTGGTGAAGACGGTGCCGCCGGCGTGGCCGTGGTCTCTACCGGCGCTGAGCATGGCGCACCGCCCGCCAACGAATCCAATGGTGTGGAAGCCGCCTTTAAGTCCCTGAATCCCGAACTGAACCTGTAAAACGAAAGGAGTTCAACATGGCACATGCAAATCAGGAGCGGTATTCCGCTCTGGTAGACGCAAAGCTGCGGGCCACTCTGGTCACCCGTGACGGTGCGATCTTCAACACCCGCTACGAGGGCAGCCCCAAGGCCGGCAAGGTCAAGATCCCGGTGCGTGACACCGAGGTGGCCGTCAAGGCATACGACAAGGCAAACGGCGTGGATGCCGATGCCGGCACCACCACCTATCTGGATCTGGACATCGACAACGACGAGGCTGTCAATGAGATCATCGACGGCTTTGACGCTGCATCCGTGCCCGACGGCATCACCGCTGAGCGTCTGGACAGCGCCGCCTACTCCATGGCCCTGTCCATCGACAAGAAGTCCATCGAGGCGCTGCAGAGTGCAACCGGTGCTACCATCAGCGCCACCAAGACCGCCTGCACCGCTTCCACCGCCTACAAAGAGGCTCTGGCCGCCAAGCGCACCCTGAGCCGCAACGGCGTGCCCCAGACCGGCCGCTTTATGATCGTCAGCCCTGAGTATCTGGAGATCCTCATGCAGGATGACAAGTTCATCAAGCAGGGTGACCTGTCCCAGCAGCTGGTGCAGACCGGTGCGGTGGGTCAGATCGCCGGCTTTGCGGTGTACGAATCCAACAACATGGACTTCGAGAACACCACCCGTGTCAGCACCAAGAAAACTACCACCGAGTTCATCTGCGGCCACCCCAACTGGTGCCACCGTGTGATGGAGTGGCAGACCCCGGTGCACCTGCAGGATTTGGGCGGCTCCGGCAAGTACATCGGCGCATCCGCTGTGCAGGGGCGCAAGGTATACGGCATCAAGGTGTCCAAGCCCAAGACCCTGTACATCAAGCGCATCGAGGCGTAAGGCCATGCTCTACTGCACCTATGACCAGTACACGGCAGCGGGCGGCACGGTGCCGGAGTCGGCTTTCGGTGTGCTGTGCAGCCGGGCTTCCCGCCTGATCGACAGCGCCACCTTTGGCCGGGCCGAGGGCCATGCCGCCGGGTGCGAGGCCTGCCGGGAAGCGCTGGCGGACGCCTGCGCCCAGATCGTGGATCTGCTGGTTGCCCAGCTGGCTGTGGGTGCTGCACCGGGCGCACAGAGCGTCTCCAATGACGGCTATGCTGTGACCTTTGCGGCCAACACAAGCCTGTCCGCTGCCGTGCGTTTTGAAGCCTGGCATTTGCTGGAAGCCGCCCTCGGGTCTGACCCCCACGGCCTGCTGTACAGGGGGATCATGTGAGATGAACACGTCTGTTACCGTGGTGAACCTCATCCACGACCCCAAGGCCGACACTGATACGCCCAAGTGCTGGGTGTTCCCGGCCTGCAGCTGGCGGGAAAAGCTGGACACCTCCGGCACCGGCACCAGCAAGGACCCCGAGCGCACCATCCAAATCCGCATCCCGGCCAGCGTTTGCACCCTGGGCTACCTGCCCTATGTGCAGTGGGCAGCCCTGCCCGCTGCCGAAAAGGCAAAGCACTGGACGCTCAAGCGGGGCTGGAAGGTGGTGCAGGGTGCGGTGCGCACCCTGACCGCCGAAGAGTACGCCCACCTCGAAAAAACGCACCAGTGCTGCACCGTGTCGGCCATCTCGGACAACCGGGAACCGCTGCTGCCGCACTGGCATGTGGAAGGGAGCTGAGACCATGAGCGCACCGGTCTTTGATTTTAAGATCACCTTCCGGCCCGGCCTGCAGGCCGACCTGGATGCAGGCTTTGCAAAAGTGCAGTATGCCTTTTCCCAGCATGTAGCCAAAACGGTTGACCCGTATGTGCCCTTTGACACCGGCATGCTGAAGAACAGCGTCAATCAGGCGTCGAAGTTCGACGAGGGCTTGCTAGTGTATAACACACCCTACGCCCGCAAGCAGTATTATCTGCATGAACAGGGCGCAGGCCTGCACGGCGACAACCGCCTGCGCGGCTCCTACTGGGGCCAGCGGGCCATTGCCGACCACAAGGACGAGCTGGTGAAGTTCGCCCACAACGCCGCAAAACAGTTCCTCGGAGGTGCAAAGTGAGCGAAGTACGACCCACCATTGCCGCGTTGCGGGCGTGGCTCAAGACCTGCCCGCTCATCGCGGAGGAGCAGGAGGCTACCGGCGCGGCCTTCCGTATCGCGGGGCTGGATGAGGACGCCACCGCCTTTTCCATCGAGGACAGCCCCGGTGACCCGGTGATCACCAAGTATTTCTCCGGCCGGGACATGGCAAAGAACTACCTCTTTTTGTCCCGCCGGGAGTACGGCGAGGCAGACGTGCTCACCGTGCAGAACAGCGGCTTTTTTGAGCAGCTCACCGACTGGGTGATGGCGCAAAACGACTGCCACCATCTCCCCGCGCTGGAAGCGCCCCGCCAGCCCATCGGCGTGTCCGTCACCTCCACCGGCTACATCGTCACCAGCAGCGCGGGCAGCTGCCGGATGCAGATGCAGCTGCGCCTGACCTATTATCAGCCCAAATGAAAGGAGTTTTGCTATGACCGTAGCAGAAGCCATTACCAAGTCCGGCATCACGCCCAGTGCGTCCTATACCGGCATTGAGACGGCAGATGACTTCGTCTTTGCCATCCAGACCGAGAGCGCCAAGCAGACCAAGGAATCCGCCTGGATCGTCTGCGCCGACCACGTCAAGGAGCACAGCGGTGCGCTGAACGCCTCCACCAACTCCGACACCTTCATCCGCACCGGCCCCACCGACACCAAGAGCGCCACCCAGCGCACCCTGTCGGTCAACGGCAACCGCTGCGTCGGCGATGCGTTCCAGGATTTCCTGCTCTCCCACAAGATCAAGTACGGCACCGGCAGCGATGTCGTTGTGCCGTACATCTATTTCAGCCTGCGCACCGGCAAGGGCGAGAAGGGCACCTGCACCCTGATCGTGACCAGCGACGTGGGCGGCTCCGCCGGTTCTCCGGCCACCTTTGCCTGCGACGTCAAGGGCATTGGCATCCCGGACGAGTTTGACTACAATCCCGCCACCCAGTCCGCTGAGCCTGCAAAGGCCGTCAAGGGCTGATTTTTTTCAAACACAGTCCCCGCTCCATACCCGGAACGGGGATTTTTTATGCCGTGAAACAGGTTTCTCCGGGGTAGCACCGGAGCACGGCCCAACGAAAGGAGCCAGAACATGGTTATTTGTGGACAGAATTTCGATTTCTCGGTGCTGAACGCCAACGACATGGACCGCTTCGAGGATGCCAACGAGCGGATGCAGCAGGCGGGCCGGGCCGAAGAGGAACGCTTCAACCGCGGCGGCGTGCGTCTGGGCGACCATATGCGTGCACAGGCGCGTCTCGTGATGGCCTGCATTGACGAGATCCTTGGCGCGGGCGCATCTACCCGGCTGGGTCTGGATGAAAACGACGCAGCGCCCATCTATGACGTGCTGGACGCCATCAACGAGGCCTGCATGGCCGAAAAGCAGCGCTATACCAGCCGCATCCCCAAGCCCCAGCCCATGAACCGGGAGCAGCGCCGGGCAGCGGCAAAAGCGCAGCAGCGCACCCAGACGGCGGGGCACATCATCAGCCAGCAGCCTGTGAGCTTCCCGGCACAGCCGCCCGCCGCCCGGATGGTGGAGCGGGTGGACAAAGCCGCCCGCCGCAAGGCCCTGCTGGCAGAGCTGGCGGCGCTGGATGACTGACCTGCTGACGGACGCCCTGCCCACCGTATGGCACGGCAGGCGCATTGACCCGGACTTCCGGCACATGGTGCGGCTTTCCAACGCATATTCCCACGGCAAGCTGGAAAAAGACTCGACCGAAGCACTGAGCATCATGAAACGTTTTTACCGTGAGCCTGTGCTGTATGAACAGACCCCCGATGCCTACAGCCAGATGGTTGACTTTTACCGTGCCGGAGCGCAGGCCGCAGCAGGCACATCCTATCAGCCCGACAGCACCCCCGCAAGCCCGCCCGCTTTCGACTACCAGTGTGATGCCGGTTACATCGTGGCGGCGTTCCAGCAGGCCTACGGCATCGACCTGACCTGCGAAAAGGTGCACTGGTTCCGGTTCCGGGCGCTGTTTGCCGCCCTGCCGGAAGATACCCTCATGGCCAAGATCATGGGCTGGCGCAGCGCCGACCTTGCCGATTACGAGGGCAGTATGCGGGAGCATTACGCCGCGCTGAAAGAGCGCTTTGCCCTGCCTGCATCTTTGAGAGGAGGTGCCGCCGTTGCCCAGACCGTTGCCGAACACGATGCGGCATTCCTGGCCCGCTTCCGGCACTGAGCGGGTGCCGGTGCCCTGCCCCTACTGCGGCAGGCCCCTGCCCGTGTGGGCGGTGCGCACGGCCACGGCATCCGGCGTGTGGGTCAAATGCAAAAATCCCTCCTGCAAACGGGAGGTAGAGATCAAACTGTAAAGCCTGTGCCCTTGTGCCCGCGCTCTGAATGAGAGGTGGACACATGGCAGATTTCAGCATCACCGGCGAAGTAAGGCTCAACAGCGACCCGGCGGAAAAGAGCACCAGCAAGTGGACCGTTGCCGCCGGAAACATGATCGCGGACTTTGCAAAACAGGCTTCCTCAAAGCTGGCCGAGGTGGTCAAGAGCGGCGTGGACTACAACGCCACCATGGAAAGCTACCTGACCAACTTCAAGGTCATGCTGGGTAGCGAGGAGGCCGCCGCCACAAAGATTTCCGAGATCCGCAAAATGGCAGCGTCCACGCCCTTTGCCCTGTCTGACCTGACCGAGGGCACCCAGACGCTTTTGCAGTTCGGCGTTGCCGCCGATGACACCACCGGCGTGCTGCAGCAGCTGGGCGATATCTCCCTTGGCAATGCGGACAAGCTGCAGACGCTGGTGCGTGCCTATGGCAAAATGTCCAGTGCCCAGAAGGTCACGCTGGAAAACGTCAACATGATGATCGACGCGGGCTTCAACCCGCTGAACCAGATCTGCGACGCCACCGGCGAGAGTATGTCCGACCTGTACAAGCGCATCTCGGACGGCAAGGTCAGCTTCAGCGAGCTGCAGGCCGCCGTGGAAGCCGCCACCAGCGAGGGCGGGCAGTTTTACAACGGCATGCTGGAAGCCAGCCAGACCTTCAGCGGCCGCATGTCCACCCTGAAGGACAACGTGGCCGCCCTGACCGGTGAGCTGACCAGCGGCCTGTTCTCGGCGCTGGGTGACCTTGTGGTGAAGCTCAACGAGGTGGTAACGTCCTTCCTCGATAGCGACGAGAAGATGGCGCAGCTCAAGGACACCATCGGCATTGCCACGTCCGTGGTCGCTGCTGCGGGTGCGGCATTCCTGGCGTATAAGGGATATGTGGCTCTTGCCACAGCGGCCCAAGCGGCCCACACCGTTGCCACCACAGCAATGACCGCCGCCAATGCGGCAGCGGAAGCCGGAGCCACAGGGCTGGCACTGGCACAGGCAGCCCTGAATGCGGTGATCTCGGCCAATCCGGTGGGCCTTTTCGTGGCAGCTCTGGCAGCCCTGGCAACGGGCCTTGTGACGGCTTATAAGACCAGCGAGACCTTCCGAAATGCGGTCAACTCCGCATTTGCGTCTGTGAAAAAGATCGCACAGAACGCCATCGGCACGGTGGTGGACTGGATCAA